TTTCGCACCCCAGGTGGAAGGCCTTACGGAGTTTATGCGCTGGCGCAAATTACGCAGGGCAAGGAACACCTTTTTAGCTGGTGTGCTTAGGGAACAGCGCGGCGGTGTTGTCCACCCCGTTTTTAACATGCACTTGGTAAAAACCTATAGGTCCTCATCGGATTCGCCGAACTTCCAGAACCAACCCAAACGCGACCTAGAGGTACAAAAGATAATCCGCCGGGCGTTTAAACCTAGACCCGGCAGGCGCTTGATTGCCCTGGACTACAGCGGCGTCGAGACCAGGGTGCCGTGCTTTTACAACAGTGACCCCGTGTTAATGGCTTACGTCAGCGACATCACTAAGGACATGCACAGGGACATGGCGGCGCAGAACTACAAACTGGAACACAATGAGATAACTAAGGCAATAAGGCACAGCGGCAAGAATGAGTGCGTGTTCCCGTGGTTTTATGGCGACTGGCCAGGCAGCACCGGAATCCAGATGTGGGAGAGTGCTAAGAAACATAAAACAGCGGGTGGTAAACCCCTGAACAGGCACTTGAAGCAGCAAGGCCTTGATAGCTTGCCTACGTTCTTAAGGCACCATGAAGCCGTATTTGAAGACTTTTGGGAACGACGCTTTGGGGTATACGGGCAATGGCGCGAAGATCTCTGGAAGTCCTACCAGAAAAAAGGCTACGTGGATCTTTTAACGGGCTTCAGGTGCAGCGACATAGGGATACGTAATGAGGTATTGAACAGACCGATCCAGGGCGTGGCATTCCATTTGTTACTGTGGTCTGAAATTGAGATTGAGAAGGAGCTCATAAGACGTAATATGGAGACCGTTGTTATTGCGCAAATCCATGATGAAATACTAGCCGATGTTCCCGAGAACGAAGTAGACGAATATATTACTTTGGCTACGCGTATAATGACTAAGAAGATACGCAGACACTGGAACTGGATTAACGTGCCCCTAGAAGTTGAAATAGAAGCTAGCGCTGTGGATGGCAACTGGTACGAAATGGAGGAATTGAAGGTATGAGGTGTGGTGGGAGTAAGAAAATAAGGCCATGTTTTGGTAATTTTCCACACATGGAAGATGAAAAGGACTGCCCCGGCTGCGAGGATTGCTGGTGTCCTGCTTGCAAGGGGAAGGGAACAAGAAACGCTGTTCATGTCAGGACTTCTATCCCAGTAAAAGTTTATTGTCCTGATTGCGCAGGAACGGGAAGGAAAATATAAATGACACAACAACAACAGGGCGGACTCCATTTAAAATATAGACCGCAGAACCTCAGCGAGGTCTATGGCAATGAGTTCCTGGTTGAGAGCGTGCAGAGTTTTCTCAGAAGGAAGCCCGAGAATCAGCCACGAGCCTATCTGCTTCACGGGCCTAGTGGTACAGGAAAAACTACTATTGCCCGCATCATGGCTAAAGAGATGGGGGCTGCTGGCATGGACTTAGTGGAGATAAACAGCGCGGACTACAGGGGCATTGAGACCGTCAGGAACCTCATCAAGCGCATTGCCTTAAAACCAATGGAGAGCAAAATAAGAGCCTATATCCTCGACGAGGCCCACCAGTTCAGCAAAGACGCCATGGAGGGCCTGAACAAACCCCTGGAAGATACCCCGGAACACGTCAGGTTTTTTATCTGCACCACCGATCCGCAAAAGCTATTGTTAACTAACCGTAACAGATGCACGCAAATAGCTGTTAATCCCCTAGATGACCGCGACATGGGGCAACTGATAGCGGGTGTAGTGCTAAAAGAAGACAAAAAGATCAGCCGTAGCGCCTTGAATAAGATTGTAGAGGTGGCACAGGGCAGCCCGCGCATGGCATTAACAGTTCTGGACCGCGTCATTGATTTGCCTAGGAGTGAGCAGGCCGATGCCGTTGAAGGCCTTGGCGAGAATACCGCCGAGATAATTGATCTCTGCAGGGCGTTAATGCAGAACCGGGAATGGCAAGCAATTGTGAAAGCACTGAAGGACGGCGGCGCGGAACCCGAGGACTTAAGGCGCGCGGTATTGGGTTACTGCACGACGGCCATGCTAGGCGGTGACAGCCAGGCCTACCTCGTCATGGACGCCTTCAGAGAGCCTACCTACAGCACGGGCTGGGCTGGAATTTGCCTTAGTTGTTACGACGCGCAGGAGGGGTGAATTATGACTGAAACTAAATTGGCCGTGCTAATAAACATGGCATTCAGAGACATGCTTTTTGAGATTAGGGACAAAGGAAAACACCCGGACAATGTGTTAGCTGGCCTTATGATTTACCCATTTTTTGAGATGGGTGAAGTAAAACTTGAAGCCCTAAAAAAGAACAACGCGTTCAAGACCATATTTAAAAATTTGAAAGGAGAATAAAATGGCAAGAGGTGATCAAGAACAGGATACCAGCTTTAACTACGAGGAAGACCTGCGTATAAACAAGCACAAACTGGATAGGGAATTCGAGAAGCACCCCATCCTTCATATGCGCTACGCTACACTCGCGGCCCAGGCCGACGCCAGTGCCAAGCGCGCACAGGAGAAGGTGAAGACCATCCGCAGCGAGATAATTATGACTGCGGCAAGGGATGGCATACCCAATATCCCTAAACCCACCGGCCCGCAGATTGAAGCGTATTACAGGGTCAACTTTGATTACCGTGAAGCTAAAGCCGAAGTAATTAATGCCGAGGAAACCGCGCAGCTCCTTAATAATGCCGTGAGCGCCATGCACGCCCGGCGCATTGCTTTGGAAAACCTGGCGCAGTTCCATCACAGCGGCTACTTCTCAAGCCCTAAAGCCCCGGAAGGTTCAAATCTCGGGGATGACGAAAACCTAAAAACCAGAGCCGGTGAGACGGCTAAACGCAAGGCAAAGGAAAGGAAATGATATGACAAAGAAGGAAATCGAAAACAGGTTCACCTACCACAAGCCAAAGGCCGATCAACCCGAACGCTACGAGGCCCTGAGAAAAAAGGCCAAGGGGTTGGCAACCCTCATCATCAAGTCCTGCCCCGACAGCAGGGAACGTGATCTGGCAATTGATGATCTTGAGGCCTGTATCATGAAGGCCAACGCCAGCATCGCCAGGAACGAATAACGAAAGGAGAACAGTATATGGCAAAACGAGACAAAGGAAGGGAAAAAGCGAGGCAGAAAGCCCGCGAGAACGCCAGGCGGCAGGCAAAGCGCTCACGCACCAGGGGCTCAGGCACAATCAGCATCCCCGACGGCGTGGAATTCTTTAAACCCATTGAGGACGGCAGCCAAACCATAGCTATCTTGTCATTCACCGCTGGCAAGAACAGGGCGTTGCTGAGCGACGTCGACCCCGGCGATCCCTATTACAAGGTGGCTTTCAAGCAGCACCGTGGCGTCGGCCCCGAGGATAAGGTTGTGGTCTGCCCCAAGAGCTTCGGCGCGAACAAGGCCTGCCCTATTTGCGAGGAGTATGCTGCGGCACGCCAAAGCGAGGCCGAGTACGACGACTACAAGGAGTTGCGCGCCAAGGACAGGGATATCTTCCTGGTGGCATACAAGGACAAATTGCACCTCATGGAGATGCCGTGGTTCTGGCTCGGTAAACTCCTTGACAACGAGCTTGAAGAGGATGACGGTGATGGCTGCTTCTTCTTTCCCGAGGACGGTATTGATGTCCGCGTGACCTGGGAAACCGATACCTACGGCACCAAGGCCGTGGCGGTAAGGTTCCGGGGCCGCAAGGACGACATCGACGACGGCCTGATTGAAACCGCAATTGAGATGGACCTCGCGGAGTGCGTGGTTGAGACTTCGTATGACGACCTGTATGCGCTGTTCCATGGTCAGGACGCCGACGAAGATGAAGACGGCGACAAGGACAAGAGCGATGCCGGGGACGAGCCGGAAGACAGTGACGCTGATACCGGTGATGACGATGACGATCTTGAGAAAAAGATTGAAGCCATGGAAGAGAACGCCGAAGACCTGGACATCGACATCAGCGGCAAGTTGCTGCGCAAAGCCAAGAAGGGTGACGAGGACGCCCTTGAGGAGATCGAGGACCTGATCGCCGATGCCGAAAAGGCCGCCAAGAAGGATAAGAAAAAAGAGGACAAGAAGGACAAGGGTAAAAAGGACAGTGACGACGACGGGGAATGCCCCGAGGGTCATACCTACGGTATTGACAACGACAACCACGATGACTGCGACAACTGCAAAGTCTTCGAAGAGTGCGAGGAGGCCAAACCCAAAAAGAAAAAGTAAACCCCCAAGCCTGGCATAACGCTAGGCCGCCCCTTCCCTGAGCCCCCAAGCGGGGAAGGGGCACTTTTTACAGGACAGGTCGTGACGAGCGGCTAACGGGGATTTCGATCCCGACTTTCTGGTGTAAGCCCAGATGAGTGGCCTAATTACCCACCCCCGAAACCCGGCGGCCCGTCCTGTAAAAAGTCTGACAAAAAGGGAGGATATAACAAATGCCTAATGAAAGAATAAAAGTAAGCGCCGCCGTAACATACGTAAAAGAGAAACACGGCTACGCTACAACCGCGCAGACAATTATTAACTGGTGCCGCAAGCACAATATCGGCATCCAGTTAGGCAGCCCGCACGGCCTGTGGATGGTGGATGTCAAAAAGCTCGACGCCTTTATGACTACTGGCACACGAGGAAGTAATAATGAAAGATAATAGGATTGACGTAACCCACCTCGGCAGCCGTCACAAAGAATTTATTAATGGTATTAAAGAGAGTGGAGAAGTAACTGTAGAAATGAATACGGCCCCAATTATAGGGATGTTAAAAATTGGTGATGTATGCATTCCAATGTTTGATGAGGATTTAAAAAAGATCGGTGGTGACGTGACTATACCTCTTAACGATCTTTCTAAGAAAGAACTTCTGGGATTAACAATGATTCTTTTAAATAGAATTTCTGAATTGGAGATCAACAATGGCTAGGCAAGCTGATCCCAACTTAAAGGATGTCGCGGAGCAGGTACGCCGGACCTCAAAGAAACCCGCCGAAGATGATAGTTCACGCCTATATATTTCCTCCGGATCTACACTCCTAAACCTAGCCCTTTCTGACAGATGGGATGGCGGCTATTCCGGTGGAACAATGGTTAACATGATAGGAGACAGTTCCAGTGGTAAAACCGTTCTTCTACTGAATATGCTCGCCGAAGCAAGCATAAACCCCAGGCTTGACAACTATCGCCTCATTCATGATGATGCTGAGCACGCCCGCGCTTTCGACGTGGCGTACCTCTTCGGCCAGGCATTAGCTGATAGATTAGAGGAACCACCCGCAGGCAACTCCACGACAATTCAGGAATTACAAGCCAATGTATACGACGCCATAAAGAACGGCAGACAATTCCTGTACGCTCAGGACTCATGGGACAGCCTGTCATCCATTGAAGAACTAGCCAAGGCCGAGGAACGTATAAAGGGCATGCGCAAGGGCGAGGATACCAAGGGTAGCATGCACATGGAGATAGCCAAAATAGGCGGCCAAATCATGCGCCAGACCGTCGGCAAGGTAGCCAAGACTGATAGTTTGTTGTTCATTATCTTCCAGACCAGGGACAACGTCAGCGGCTACGGCCCAAAGAAAAAACGCAGCGGTGGCAACGCGCCCACGTTCTACGCCACCCATGAAATATGGTTGAAGGTAAAAGGGTTCAAAAAAAGTAAGGGCCGCATTATAGGTGTGGACGTGGAAGCACGCGTAAGCAAGAACAAACTGACAGGCAAAAAGGACCGCGTTGCCGCCTTTACCATATATTATGACTACGGCGTGGATGACATCGGTAGCATGGTGGACTGGATGGTTGAAGAAGGGTTTTGGCTCATGAATAAGGCCAGCATAGTCGCTGACGAATTCAATCTGAAATGCTCCAGGGACAAACTGATCCGCACCATTGAGAAGGATAACAAGGAACGCAAGCTATGCAGGCTCGTAGGCAGACGCTGGTTGCAATTGGAGGAAAGCCTGAAATTAGACAGGAAGAGGAGGTTCTGATGATACCAATAATCCATATGCCTATAGATGTGGCTATTAAGATTGTGGCTTACCATTACGCCTATCAAGAAACAGCCCCAATTTATATACAGGATTTAATCAAGGCAATTCGTAAATGTGGATACATTCATCAAGGTAGTGGCCGTTTCACTAAACCAGTATAGGAGATTCTGAGATGTCGGTATATATAGACGGGCAAGTGGTGGCAGTAGGTGAACGCGCAGTGCTGATTCGCATTAAAGCCGTGGGTACAAGATCAGCAACACTAGAACCACAACCCGAGGAGTGGATTCCCTTCAGCCAAATCGAGGAAAGTTGTGTTGGTATCGAAGATCTTGAAAAAGATATCAGGGTGGAAATGAAAATCAGTGATTACGTAGCAACTGAGCGGGGACTGGTGTGAAAACAAAGGAAGTGGAAAGCGCTTTAGTATGTCATCACAGACGCAGTCCCTTCCATTTTGTTACCTATATCGTGGTCCCTAATTTGAGCCACGGTATGTTCAACTACGAGATTGATTTATTGGCATTAAGCAAGTCAAATTGGGCGCACGAAATAGAGATAAAGATAAGTAAGTCCGATCTCATAGCAGACAAGAAAAAGCAGCACGGCCACCATGATAGCCAAAACAGAATACGCTGCTTGTGGTTTGCCGGGCCGGAGAAATTGGAACAGGCTTTTATTGAGCACGCACCTGAACGCGCAGGCATCATAATAATTACTCCCAGGGGATATTGCTTAACTATAAGAAAGCCTAAAATACAAACCAATTCCAGAAAGTTTACTGACGAGGAACGCATGAAATTAATGCGGCTGGCTTACATGAGATTCTGGGGCAAGCAAACCAAACGCGCATTGAATAGGAGAAACAATGAGATACACAATAGGCATTGACCCCGGCCAAAAGGGTGGCTTGGCCTTTGTCAACCGCAGGGACACGCAAAGAGCCTGGGCTTATAGATACCCCGGCGATGCAGTTGAAGCCGCCCGCATTATAAGGGAATTCACTAGTGAGCACGGCGTCGCGCAGCTGGCGGTGCTTGAGAAGGTCCACGCCATGCCCAAGCAGGGCGTCAGCTCCACTTTCAAGTTCGGCCAGAACTACGGGGCCTGGCAGGGCGTTCTGGCAGCCTTAGAGATTCCGTTCATACTAGTTACGCCACAGAAATGGCAGAAAGTTATGCTGGACAGCGCAGGCAAGCAAGGCGGGGACAAGAAGGACCGCAGCCTGGAAATGGCGAGGCGTCTGTGGCCCGACATTGACATGCGCTACAAAGCCGACGACGGCAAAGCCGAGGCGTTGCTAATGGCGAGGTTCGGGATTTTATACCTGAAGGGAGAAGTGATATGAGCCGGATAATTAAGGGTTGGCGGTGTGATGCGTGCGGCGGCAAGGTAAGGATAACGCAGGCCAAAGAGAAAGTCCGGCGGCAGGTAATAGGCAGCCATAGAACGAAGGTAACAAAGCAGGCTGTCCCTGGGCGCTGGAATTTCATCTACTGCAATTACGACCCATGCCTGAATTCCCCGAGTAAAGGCGGCGGCGACAGGATGTCTGATATTAATTTCATGCAGGGTCACAGCCCCAATTGGGTAATTAAGGCATGACCGCCTTCAGCAAACCCTACGCCATGGCGGGTCTGTTCGGGGTGCTGTCCCTTTACATTATTGTGCTGCCGCTGATGCTTGTTTTTGCTGGCGTGTTGTTCCTGCTGTTATCCTTAACGGACTGGCTGCATGACCTGCAACTGGAATTTAAGAAGGAGTTGAAGAAATGAATGGGATGCAAAAACTGGAATTGG